TGATCCAGAAAATCCAGGTTGGGCTTGGATGTCTAATAATTCTATTTCAGCAGAAGTAGGAACAAAGTACGAAGACTATGTAGATTTAATTACAGAAAACGGAGAACCAGGTTTTATCTGGCTTGATGTTGCTCGTAATTATGGACGACTAAAGGATGCGCCAGACGGTAAGGATTATCGTGTGATGGGATTTAACCCATGTGCGGAGCAGCCATTGGAATCATACGAACTATGTACACTTGTAGAAGTGCACTTGAATCGTCATGAATCCAAGGAAGACTTCCTGCGTACCCTTAAGTTTGCATATCTTTATGGAAAGACTGTAACACTTGTTCCAACACACTGGCCACAAACAAACGGTATCATGCAACGCAACCGTCGTATTGGTACATCACTTACTGGTATCGCATCCTTTGCAGATCAAAAAGGTTTACCAATTGTTCGTGAGTGGATGGACGAGGGTTACAACAAGATTCGTCACTATGATCATCAGTACTCTGAGTGGCTTTGTGTTCGTGAATCAATTCGTGTAACAACAGTTAAGCCATCAGGATCAGTTTCAATTCTTTCTGGTGCAACTCCTGGAGTTCACTGGGGACCTGGAGGAAACTTCTTCCTTCGTGCAGTTCGATTTGGAAACACAGATCCAATGATGCACTTGTTCAAAGCAGCGGGGTACACAATTGAAGACGACGTAGTATCAGCAAACACATCAGTTGTATACTTCCCAATCAAGTCAGGTCATCCACGATCTGAAAAGGATGTTACATTGTTTGAGAAGATTGCACTTGCTGCAACTGCTCAGAAGTACTGGTCTGACAATGGTGTTTCTGTAACACTTTCATTTGACAAGGAAACAGAGTCAAAGCATGTTGTTCCAGCACTGCATATGTACGAGGGACAATTAAAAGCAGTCTCATTCTTACCAATGGGAAATCACACATATCCACAACAGCCATACACTCAGATTACTGAAGAGCAATATGAGTCATATATCGGCAAGTTAAAGCACATTGATTTTGCTGCTATTTATGATGGAGCAGAAAATCTTGAGGCTCAAGGCGAGATGTACTGCACAACAGACTACTGTGAAATTAAAATAAACAAGTAGTCTTCTGTGGTAAAATAGACTTATAATGTCTAATCCATCAAACCTGTACGCAGAAAAAATATATGCAGAGCATCCAATTGCTTTATGGTCTCTGGACGACAAGGCTGACTATATTTCTTTAATTTCAGAGCCTCAAAGGGTTTTGTCTGATACAACAAAATGGAGTGCTCCAATTGGTGGAGAGGTNTCTGACTATTCAGATTCTATAGATCAACCATTTCCTGAAAGTCAAACAACAAAAATAACTGGNGACTTAACAGAAAATGATTTTGGTCAGGTAGTCTGCATAAGTAAAGACATTGAGAATTTTTCAACCTTAAATCAAACTCTATCAACATTTTCTGTAGGAGGATTTTTTAATTCCATAAGCGCTTATACCTCTAGTTTTGAAATAGGCTACGAATACGATGACACAACATCTGGCAGTACAATACAAAAACTAAAGTCTTACACAACCTCTATTCAAAATAGATGGTTTTTTATATCAGAGACATTTGATATTCCACAAGATAATACACAATTTAGAATTGTTATAAAAATTAACTATATTGGTGGAGCCTCTAACGTAGAGGACTATGAGTTTTTAGTAAATGGAATTACTGTTGGCCAATGGTGTGAAGAGTTTAACTCATCTTCTCTTGGAGTTCAAAAGATTTCTTTGCCTTCAACTATATCCTTACCAGAATCCTTTGCAATTGAAGCAGATGCTTATGGTCTTCAAGACAACAAGGGTTATTATATGGTTAAAGATAATAGTCTTATGGCAAAGAATACAGGAATTCCACTTGTATACGGCGCATCAAATTTAACAAAACTTTTGCCAAACAATGGATTGCCATCTATTATAATTCCAGGTCTTGGATTTTTATCTGAGGCTGGTCAGTATAAAGAGTATACTCTAGAAGCGTGGATGAGAATTAATTCAGACTCAATTACAAAGAAAAGAATTCTTGGTCCAATTGCATCTACAGATGGCTTATATGTCGAAGGCCCATTTATTATTTTAAAAGTTGGAAATAATTCTGGGGCTTATTATGTTGGCGAATGGACAAGGCCAATGCTTATTCATATAAGAATTTTAGAAAATAATGCATCTCTTCTTATCAATGGAGAAGAAGTAATTTCTTTAAATTACCTAACTTCAGATCTGACATTTCCTGTAAGTATTTTAAATGATAAAGAACAAGACTGGATCGGATTTTATGCATACGAGGATGTATCTCCAATAGAGATCGACTGTGTTGCTATATATACATATATTGTTCCAATCGTTCTTGCTAAAAAAAGATTTGTTTATGGCCAGGGTGTTGAATTTCCAGAGGGTATTAATCAGGCATATAGTGGTTCATCAATATACATAGATTATCCATTTGCAGATTACACAAACAATTATTCATATCCAAATATAGGAAAGTGGAACCAGGCAATTGTTGATAACTTAAGTGTTGAGAATAATCTTTTATGTACTCCAGACTACAAACTACCAGAGATAGTTTTAGAGTCCTCAAATATCGATCAGTTGTATTCTGACCTTGGAGAGATTCAAGATGAGCCAGATAAATTCTTTTCTTTTGACTCCGTTACAAACGGGTATATGTATTTTGATAATTTAAATTTTTTAAATGAAAGGGTTAGATCTTTTTATGGTTCTTTTAGGTTTTTAGAAGAGCCAACTCAGACACAGACTTTGTTTAGGGTAGAATCAGAAAACTCTTCAGACTATTTTGAAGTATACATATATGTAAATCCAGATGATCCAGATGATCCAAATAATTTAAATATATTCTATAAATTAAGTTATGGAAATACAGAACAGATTCTTGCAATATTCTCTTGGTCGGGCGAAGATCCTTTTACTGGAATAGCATTAGAAGAAATGTTTCCTGTAGGTTTAGATATAGACAAGGTATCTAAATATTTTGGAGGAAGTGTTGCATCATTCTTTGGTAATATAAATACATTAAAATTTTATATAGGTGGAAAGTCAGACCTGACACAAACCTTTACTGGAAAAATCTATAAGGTTGGATTTTGTACAGCAAGAAATCATAAAAAAATTGAATACCTATTTAATGAGCGAGGCATTCCAGTAAATGATGAAAATGTTTTTCAGTTGTATTTAGATGCCCCAGATGTAGCCTACAACTCTACAGATGATTATTTTGGAAACAATAGTGCAGAATGGGATCAGTTAATTGACTCAGGTAGTGCTGTCTCATATACTATAGATAGGTTCCAGGATCATACTGCAAGTTATACTCTTTCTCCATCAGAGTACTTTGACAACTATACACTCGATATTGATATACAAGGATATTGGGAAGATTATATTCCTTTGACATATTTTTCTCAGTTTGTTAAAGATGAAAAAAATAATTCCTACTACGACCTTGATTTAATCCAGTTTAACATTAACTATCCAGCACCATCAAACTTTGTTGAAGAAGAGCAGACTGGTGAGTGGACATATGCAGAATTGTCAGATGAGTATAACGTTCCAATACAAAGAACTTATGAGTCTTTAGATAATCAATTGTTTACGGGGTATCTAAATTATGATGATTTAAAAAATAGAGCATACAAAAATTACAAGTATGACACATCAAACTCTTTAGTTAGATCTTATGTTACATTTCAATATGTTGAAAATGGGGCAAACTTTTTAGAGTCAAACTTTACTAATTTAGAAAAGCCATCTAATGATTCTATTGTTGTTCCAGGAGATAACTGGATAACTACAAAGTATGAGGTTGTAAATAATATGATTATTTATCCTCCAAAAGATGTTTCTCCATTAGATCTTGCTATTGTTACACATTTAGATTTTAATGTAAAGGGCATTATAAATAATAGGGTCAAGATTAGAAACCTTGAGTATGCTTCTCAAGCATTTAACTCAACATCTCCAAACCCNATTGGAACAAGATTTGGAAATGAAATATATCCTTATAAAAAGTCTGGATTTTATTATGACTACAAGGAAAGAAATCCTTTTTCAATTTACAAGGGCAGTTCGCCATATTTATATCTAACAAGATATACTGGCATAGAGTTAAAAGGCACATATGATCCAGCAGTTAACCGTGGCCTATCTATTCCAATTAATAAAGAAATGTCCAGCAACTATAAAGTTATGGCTATGCAGGTAGCCTTGAGATATGATCAAGATGCATTCCCATATGCTCCAACAGAAATATTTGAAATTCAGTCAAAAAATAATCATATAAAGTTTTATATGGTGGCTACTCATCCAAGTGGAGAACGGGCAAAGATTTATGCTATAAACGTAAAGACTGGAAGACTAGAAGATGGTATCGGTTTTTATTGGAACGGTAAAGTAGTTAAAGAGCCAGTTATAACTATAAAGGAATGGGGATTCTTAGGAATATCTTTCCCAAATCTATTAGACTTTACCTCTAGAGTTGGCTCAATCAATTTAAACGGACCAATAACATTTAACACAATCTCCTACTATCAGTCAACAAACCTGCAGGAAGTTCAGAGAGTTGACTTCCGTCCTTGGTTTGGAGTTAAATATTCTCTTCCTCTTACCCTTGAGTGGGACGACTGGAAAACATCTTCTTTTGTTTGGCAAGGGGTCCTGGTTTTGTCTTCAACAAGTTATTATGGAGTAGATCCGTCAACAGTTTATAAGAGTTATACTGGAACAAACAAGATTATTATTGATACTGAAAAGGTATTTACGGTTAATGGATACGAGTATACTGTCTATAAAGGTATTACTTCGAAACAAATAACCGCTAATGCTGTCTAATGTGGTATACTTATTGATATGAATCCTCAAGATCCACGCAAAAAGAAGAAGGCTTTGCCCAAAATGAAGGGCCAAGTGGGAGAGTCACGTGCAAAAATTATTGAAAAGCATTATGACTGGGGCCTATATGTTTATAAAAAGGCTAACGGCAAGTGGTTTACGGATGGAACTGGTTCTGTTCTGAATATAGAGTCAATGAAAGGCGATATTATGCAGATCTCAAAACTTAAAGAGGCTGCAAAATATTACGGGGATGAAGGAGATGGCGAATGCATCTTCGTTCCAGGATTAACAAGAATTTCAGAAGAAGAATACTCAGAGCAAAAGCAAAGAATGGCAGAAGGTTTAATTCCTTCACTAAATGACCTTGGTGCAGTTCAAGCAGCCAAAGACACAATTGCAAAGTATGGAAGTGATGACTAATGAGTGAAGACAAAGAATTTTTTATTAGAGCAAAGACAGATAGCCCACTTCCAGAAGATGACACTTTTACAAAGCAAGATCCATTTAATCAATCTTGGGATGTAATCAAAGATCTTCAGGGACTTGATGCAAACTTTAAAAGAAGAACTTCTCGCATTATTAAGGGAGAAGCAACACAAGGATACATAGATAGTTCACGAGCAGAAAGCACAGGTCGTGATGGAGCAAAGTCTAAAGAGATTAACTCAGGAACTGTTTTCAGAAATGCATACGGACTCTTTGACGTAATTACTCCTCCTTGGAATCTTTACGAACTTGCAAGTTTTTATGATACTTCATTTGCAAATCACGCTGCCATTGATGCAAAGGTTGAAAACATTGTAGGTCTTGGATATGAGTTTAAAGTATCCAAAAGAACAATGCTTAAGTTAGAAGCATCAGAACCAAAGACAGCAGAAAATGCACGTAAAAGAATTGAAAGAGCAAAGATTGAATTAACAGACTGGCTTGAGTCATTAAATACAGAAGATTCATTTACCACAACAATGGAAAAAGTATTTACTGACCTACAGGCAACTGGAAATGGTTACCTTGAAATAGGTAGAACGGTTCGTGGAGACATTGGATATGTAGGACATATTCCATCAACAACAATGCGTGTTCGTCGTCTTCGTGATGGCTTTGTTCAGGTAATCGCAAANAANGTAGTTTACTTCCGCAACTTTGGAGCAACNAATCCTAATCCGCTTGGAATAGATGCTCGTCCTAATGAAATTATTCACTTTAAAGAATACTCACCACTAAATACATTTTATGGAGTACCAGACATTATGTCTGCAATTGGATCACTTCACGGAGACCAACTTGCATCACAGTATAACATTGACTACTTCCAGAATAAAGCAACTCCAAGATATGTTGTAACTCTTAAGGGTGCAAAGTTATCTGCTGAAGCAGAAGACAAGATGTTTAGGTTCTTACAGACTGGACTTAAGGGGCAAAATCATAGAACCCTTTACATTCCGCTTCCTGGGGATTCAGATACCAATAAGGTAGAGTTTAAGATGGACCCTGTAGAAAACGGAATTCAGGAAGCATCATTTAAGGAATATCGTAAGCAGAACAGAGACGACATTCTTGTTGCACATCAGGTTCCACTTTCTAAGATTGGTGGATCTGATTCAGCNGCAATNGCTGCAGCACTTTCACAAGACCGNACATTCAAAGAGCAGGTTGCAAGACCAGCACAAAGAAATCTTGAGAAGATGATCAACAAGATCGTAAAAGAAAAAACAGATATCCTTGAATTTAAGTTTAATGAACTTACACTTACAGATGAAATTGCTCAATCACAAATTATTGAAAGACTTGTTAAGACACAGGTTATGCTACCAAACGAAGGTAGAGAACTTCTTGGTCTTCCTCAGATTGAGGGAGGCAATGAGCCTTTTGATCCAAAGCCAGAACAAGCAGCAAATGACAATGCCAATCGAGCACGGGACACCGAAAGAACTAACAACCAGTCTGATGGACCAGCCACAATAAGTGGAAGAAATCCAAAAGGCGAAGGTCGTAAATCTGACGATATGCCCGATATGTCCAAATAGTGATACTTTAGAAAAAAAGGGTATATAATAGAATAACCATGATTATATCAAAAGCGCATTGGAATTCAGATGGTGATAATCTTCGCCTATCTATGCCTTTAACCAAGGTAGATAAAGAACGCAGAGTCGTATCTGGTTTTGCATCCCTTGATAATGTTGACAAGCAGGATGATATTGTAACAGCAGAAGCATCAATGAAAGCATTCGCAAAGTTCCGTGGTAATATCAGAGAAATGCATCAGCCAGTAGCAGTAGGCAAGATGGTAGATTTTAAAGAAGATAAGTATTTTGATCCAGAAACAAAGAAGTTCTATAAGGGTGTTTTTGTATCTGCATATGTTTCAAAGGGCGCTCAAGATACTTGGGAAAAAGTTTTAGATGGCACACTTACAGGTTTTTCTATTGGCGGAAGAATGAACAAGTGGGACGATGCTTATGATGAGAAATCAGATAAGACAATTAGAGTAATTAAGGAATATGATTTGGTTGAGTTGAGTCTTGTAGATTCCCCAGCAAATCAATTTGCAAATATTGTTTCAGTAGAAAAAGTTGATGGAGTCGATGTAGTCAAAGGTGACTCCACTGTTTTAGAAAATGTTTTTTATGATAAGGCAAATGGTATAGTAATCGCATCTGAAAATGAATCAGAACTTAGCCCAATTACTGGTGAGCAGATGGAAAACATAGGGTTCGTTGAAAAAACGGATAGTGAAAAAACAAACATGATGAAATTCTTAGTTGATAGTGCTAAAGGCATTAATACTTCTAAGATTAACAAGGAGGTAAGTCCTATGACAGAAAANACAGAAGCAGTTGCAGAAGTTNTTGAAACAGAAGCANCAGTAGAAGTAGAAAAGTCAGAGGTCGCTCCAGAGGTTGATGCNGTAGTTGAAACAACTACAGAAGATGTTGTTAAGGCTGATGAAGCCACAGCACCTGAAGAGATTGCAAAGTCTGAAGAGACACCTGCAGTCGAGGTAGTTGAAGAAGTTATAGAAGTATCTAAATCAGATGAAGCAGTTGTTGACTCAGTTGCTGAAATCAAGAACACTCTAGAATCAGCCTTTAGCGATCTAGTTTCAACAGTTAAGTCTTTGCAGGCAGAAGTAGAAATGCTTAAGTCTACAAAGGTTGATATTGAAACAGCAAAAACATCATTTGAAGCAGTTGCAAAAGATATTGCAGCAGTATCAAGTGATTTCAATGAATTTGGTAAGCGTGTGGAACTTGTAGAGCAAGACACTGCTTTCCGAAAGTCTGGCGATCTCGGCGAGATAGTACAGAATCAGCCTGAAACGGTTGAAAAATCCCTATGGGGCGGTAGTTTCCTCAAAACAGCCGACTTATTTAATTAAAAAAACAATAAGTAAAAAATCACAGGAGGTGACAATATGTCGGAACAAAATATAGAAAAGAACCAGCCTGGAACATCAGGCCAACTTGGTGGAACAGCACCAGGTCTGTATCAGGGACAAGGTGCATTCGCATCTGGATCTGACGCAGGTTCAAACGTACCAGGTAACTATTCCAATGGTGGAGAGTTGGGCAATATCCCAAACGCACTATCAGGAATTACATCTGGACCAAATGCAGTTAACCCTTCAGGTGAGGCTGGATCAGGTATCCTACGCCCAGAGCAAGCACGTCGTTTTATCGACTACGTGTGGGATGCTACCATTCTCGCCCAAGATGGCCGTCGTGTTACTATGAGAGCCAATACAATGGAACTCGAAAAGGTAAACGTCGGAGAGCGTGTAATTCGTGCAGCAGCGCA